AATCTCCTTCTTCCATTTGTTGTCTTAACAAACTCTTATAACTTCTTAATCCCATCTTTTGTAAATATATATTTATTCAACTTCTCTTGTCTTTTATCACAACCACAATCTTTATAACCAAATAATTTAGCTACAGATTTAGCTATGCTCTTACCATAACCTAATGTTATTTTTCTTATTATTAATTCTACTAAATCTCCTAATTTCATAATCCTATTTTCTTTTTTAAAAGTTTCTTGACATTCCTATAAGTATTATACAAACTGATATAAGTAATAGTTGTTTTCCTACTAAGTTCTGAAATTTTAGTACCTGATGCAATAATTTCAAAGACCTTCTGATCATACCAATGCAACTTTGAAAACTCTTCATTAAACTTTTGTTCCACCTTTTGAAATTCAACTGGTTCACCATCTTCAATATTTTTAAGAATATCCTCACTAATAAATGATATTCTGTTTTGTTTCTTTTTAAGTTGTAAGAACATTGTGTACAATGTCTTAAATATATAGTAGTAATTAACATCATCATCACCATAACTAATATCTGTTCCTTTCTCTGTTAAGTAATGGATTTTTATATAAAGCTCCTGAACTAAATCCTCTGATGTTGGTTGGTCTAATCCAAATGACTTGCATATGTTCACCCATATCTTATGTTTCTTTGCTGCTTTCTCCAGTATGTTCATCTATCAAATCTATCATGTTATCACCTTCTATACTAAATCCTACATTGTTAATTAAACTTCTAATCCTAACTGGACTGTCTAAACTTGTAGGCATCATACCAGTATCAGTATCTTTAACTTTTCTAACATGTACATGTGTAACCATCCAATCCATAGCATGTTGTACATATCTATGTATTACTATAAAGTTATCACATCTGTTACTCCACTTTCCTCCACCTTCACAATCACTCATCATAGGTGCTATAGGATGTGATGCATATTCATGATTAGCACCATGTAGTTTTCTTAAACTTTCTGTAACAGCATGTGCAGTTAGCCATAATGCTACTCCAGTTTTATGACAAAACATTCTCATGTCAGAGGCTGCTTTGTAATCATATTCATGTCCTCCTACAGACCTAAACAAGTCTCTATCTTTTTCAAGTGAGTTGTATGGATCTATAAAGAAACCATGATAATTCCAACCTTTTTTAATTTCAGTACCAAGCTCCAGTAAGTCTTTGTAAGAATACTGTTCATCTATTGATATAAATTTAAAGTGAGAGTCTACCCATTGACTTCCTTCTTTCAACTTTTCCTCATCAACTTTGTTAATGGGCATACCCTCTTTATATTCTATTAATTTTTTAAGAATTGAATATGGCTCATTTTCTCCAGTATAAACTAAAAATCTTAAGCCATGTTTATGTGCATATAAGAACATAAAAAAAAGCACAGTATGAGTTTTACCTACATTACTATGCCCTAAAAAAATATTAAATGTTCCTTTTTTAAATCTAAAATAAGTATCAAAATTTTTAATACCTAGTGCCAAGCCTTCCTTGATTTCTCCTCTTCTAATTTTGTGGATTTTGTCAAGTTGTTCTTTAACACTAAGTATCATATTCTAATTCTCAAATGGATTATCATCCCCATAGCCTAAGTTTCTATCAGGATTGTGTTCAACTGTTGTTACTTTTTTCTCAGGAGTAAAATCACTATGTGGTATATAGAGTTTACCATTTTTACTTTTTAAAACATCCATTGATAAGTAGCCACTATTTTTTTTAATGACTTCTTGCACCTCAGGTTTGTTTATGTGTTCTAAGAATTTTTCTACATGCATCCTTTGCTTTACAACAATAAAGTCTTTAGGTGATTCATCTAGATAAACTCCTTGTACAAAATCAGGTTTTGCCATAATTATTCAGGTTTAGTTAATACAAGTTTATATAAATATATAGAGACATCTGCAATTTCTTTAAGCATGTTTCTCTTTTCTTCAAGTGTAGCATTTTTCCACACCTCAGTTGCAACTAATGTACAAGCATTATTTATTCCTACAGACCTAGCTATAGATTCTTGTTGTGTCATGTTGCTATTCTCAGGTTTATAATCCTGAGGAGTTGGTTGCATTTTAGCATAGTTCTTTTTTTCATCAAGAGTATACCAAATAGTATCACCAACATTCTTTTTAAAATCTCCTATTGCAGAGAAATCAGGCACATCTCCATTAGCAAGTTCAACAGAGTATTTATTAAATGTCTGTTTACCATTACTCCATGTACCTTTTGGTGTAATAGTTTTTACTGTGCTTTGTTTAATATTCTTGGATTCCATCATAAAGTTTATTTAAATTAAGATTCTTATTTATTTCTTTATTTTGTTCTTTCCATTTATGGAAAATTCCTTCTAGAGCTTCTACTTTACCTTCAAGTTGTGCAACTTTTAATTTCAGATCTGTATTATCTCTTAGGAGTTCTCTACTTTCAGAATACATATCTTTGTAGAGTTGATATAGCTGATCAAACCTTTGCTTTTGGTCCAGAATCACACTATCTTTTGCTGTAGGTTCTTCACCTTTGTTTTGAAAAAATATTGACATTTCATTGTGTTTTTCTACAATAAAGTTAATAATTATTTATAATATATTATAGATTCTCTAATAAACTTTTGTAAAAATCAATTTTTTCTTGCAGATCAGAGACACTAAATTTCCCACTCTCTCTAGACTTTACAAGCAATTCTGTAGCCTTATCACATTTGTATTTATCATTTAAAAAAAGAGCAAACTTGTATTGTTCCCCTCCTCTAAAAGTATTACACCCTGCACATTGTAATGCTACATTCTCTTCATCCCACCTAGTAGAGTAATGCCTTCTACTCATAAAATGCCCTGCATGTCCTTCTTTGTAATGTAACCTTTTAGCACATGTACAACATAAGCCATAACCATTTTTATTTGTATCTCTCTTTCTTATATACTCACTAAACAGTTTGTCTAGCTTTCTTACTAAAGTCTTTCTAGAAGGTTTCTTAGGCATTAAATAAAGGTATAAAAAAAAACCCCAACTAATGTTGAGGCTTTCTTATTAACATGAAATTTATATGAAGCTACAAAATAAATCCTAAAGTTTTAAGATAATCTTCATTAATTATAAATTTATTTTCTCTTAGTAGCTTGTCTATAGTTTCTTGTATTTTAGGTTTCATGTAATCTAATTTAGATAAAACTCTTATACTCTTTTTTCCCCATGATATACACCTATATGCACCTTCTTTTTTAAATGTGCCTTTTTCAGTTTCATAGATAATACCTTTGTTGAATATCTTTTTGTTTTCTTTTTCCTCTAAATGGTTATCACATGCCCTAGAAAGTAAAGTTTCTAAGTCTTGTGTGTACTCAAAATAACTTCCATCTGCATTTTTAATGTCAGTTACTCTGTGTAAATCTTTCTTATCTATAGTTTCAAATATAGCATAGATTGTATTATCATATGTATACTCACCTTTAGAAACTTTTGAATATGTTTGTACTCTTAATTCACCACCATTACCATCATCATTTATAAAGCATAGAAAAATGTTTTTATAGTAGATGTCAGCAGAATATGCATAACCATCACTAGTCCTACACTCTTGATATTTTTTAACAGTAATGTTGTTTAGAAATTCCTCAACAGATATTGTTTTCTTTGATACTAATTGAGGTTGTAAAATGTTTTTCATAATAATATATTTAATAGTTATGTATCAAATATATAGACTTATTTACAAATAATCAAGAAAAATGTAGAAAACTTTATTATATAGTATGTATACTGTATAATATACTCTATATATTATAACTATAGTATAACTTATTATAAGTGTATAGTATTAATACTTATATTATAGATAAGGAAATGGTAAGTTGTTCATATCAAATAGATGTTTAGTTTTCTTATGACTTCCATCACAGTAACCATCTCTATTCCTGGTCCTACCACATTGACATTTTTTCTCCATTACTTTCTTGTTTTCTCAAAACTTCTGCCACCAAAATAAGCTCCATAGGTAAGCATTAGCAGTTGGTTTAGAATTGTTAAATCATATTTTAAAAAGAAACCTGTACAATAAACTATAGTTAAAAATACTAATGACATAGGTCTAACATTTTGACTAAGCCATGATCCTGATTGTGCATCAGCCTCCCACCTTCTAGTAACAGCCTCCATTTCAGCCATATCCATTTCTAATAATTTCAATGCTTGGTCTTTATCTACTGGAGGTAGAGTATTATCTTTTTGTATTATATTCTTAACTAAGCCTAAGACACCTTTATCAGGTACAACATCAAGTAGATTGTTTATCAGACCTGACTTTGCTAGTAGCTGACCTACCTTTGTCTCTCTTAGTGGTTTCCTTTTTTTCTTCTCTTGGCTCATAAGGTTTGTA